ACCAGCGTGTCACCGGGCTGCAGGCACCGCAGCGCCTTCTTCAGCCCCGGCCTGTCGCTGGTCTTTCCGCTTATCCTGTCCTCAAAAATCAGCTCACAATCTGCGCTCTGCAGCGCAATCCGCTGTAAGTCGGTGTTCTGGTCATTTGTTGACACCCTGATGTAGCCAATAAGCACGCTGATTTCTCCGCAAATGGGCGCAAGTGTGCCAGCGCAGCCCGCCGCAGGGCCAGGCTCTTGTTTCTCATAAACCTCGGTTTAGGTGAAGGTGTGCCGGTTATCGGTTCGCCGTTCCCCTGGCCGCACGCAAAGATGCCTAATGAGTTGTTTTCATCTATGGCTGGCATGGTCTTTCTGAAAAGTAACGGCGCGACATTCAGCAGCTCGCTTTATCCAAAGCTGGCGCTGGCTTACCCCGGACTCAGGCTGGCCGATCTTCGCGGTGAATTTATTCGCGGCTGGGATGATGCGCGCGGCGTGGACAGTGGAAGGGCGTTGTTATCTTCACAGGAAGCAACCGGCGTTGCCGTTACGCTGGGTGGCTTCTCAGGGTACAGTGGAATTGATATTGAAGATTATGAGGCAGGGAAAGCGCACCCCACCTATGCCGTCTACACAGCTCAAACCACGTTAACCTCAACCGGAACAACTTATCGCAAAGTTCGGCCGCGCAACGTGGCGTTTAATTACATAGTGAGGGCTGCATAATGGCAAAGGTAACGCTTGATAAAGATGGCCTGGCTAAATCGGCCGGCACGCTGACGATTTATAATTTTGACGCGGTAAGCGGTGAGTTTACTGGCTCCAGCAAGGAGTTTCTGGCGCAGGGTGTTGGCCTGCCCGCGAATGCCTGCACCGCCGAACCTCCAGTAACTGAGGCCGGTCATGTAGCGCTTTATATTGATGGCACATGGCAGGCCGCTGCCGATCATCGCGGGGAAACTGTTTATTCAGTTAATGACGGCTCAGCAATAATAATCAGAGCGCCTGGCGACTACCCGGAAGACACAACGCCGATCAAACCTGCAACCGCCTGGGATAAGTGGAACGGTGAAAAATGGGTAACTGACACCGACGCGCAGCGGGATGCAATGGTGAGTAAGGCTGCCAGTGAAAAATCAGCTATGATCGGTGAGGCAAACAAAGTCACTCAGGCATGGCAGACGCAGCTGCTGCTTGGGATTATTACGGAAGAAGATAAAGTCTCGCTCACGGCGTGGATGAAATATATCCAGGCTGTGCAGGCTGTGAATACCACTGACGCGCCGGATATTTTCTGGCCGCAAAAACCTTAATAATAACGGTGCCCGCGGCGATATAATCCCAGCATCGGTTAACTGCAAAAAAATACCCGCTCCCTCAAAGTTAGGAACAGGCATAAGGTCGCGGTGAGGCGCTATGAATACCATGAGTATTCAGATCTTATTTTCATCTTTTTATCGTGCAAAGAAGTGAGCGTTTCTGGCTTCTTCCTTTGCATTCCGCCGGTAGGAGCGGCTGGAATTACACGATAATGCTTAGTCTATAAGCATGAAAGTTAATAACAAGCGTAAGCGGTAAATAAAAATCGAACTAAAATGGCTCGTCTGATTACACTGGCACTTCAGGCCATGCGATGCTTACGATATCTTCAACATTTATGCGCATCAGCATGACTCGATATTTTCTCCAGGCGACAAGCTGACTTGCTTCATCATCTGTTGCTATCCCTAAATCGCTCGCATCCTGCAGGGGCTGTATAGCCGCGTCGGCTTCAGCCCTCAATCTGCTGCGTTTGTCTTCTGCCTGGCTGATTAGCTCCTCTGCTGTAGGCGGCGGCGGCTCAGTCAGGCACGGAAGCATGTCAGCACCGCAGGCAATCAGCTTTCCTTCAGCCTGTCCGGAAAGCAAATCAGACCATTTTTTATCAGTGATTTTTACGGCATCATCAGGGATAACCAGATTGATGCTGGTATCGTAAAAAGCATTTGTAGAAGGTGAATATTTTTTCATTCAGTACCCCAGCGCCAGCCAGTAAATTCCCTGGCTGGTTGAGCCAGAGCCTGTATTAGTAAGATCAAAAGACGCTTTATTGCGGAATTGCGCTCCCACACCGTATTCCCCCGACAGTGGTAAAGATGAACCCTTGCAAGCCATAACAGCGACGCCCGCTGTCGGGAACTCAATTGGCAGCACAACCACCGTCGTTGCTTTCTGTGTAAATGATCCATACCCCCATTGCAAAATCAGGCCATTTGGTAGTCGGGTATAGCCATTTCCCGATTTAACAGCCGAGAAAAAACTCATATCAGGCAACTGGCCGGTGCCATTACCTACGGTCTTTTTTGCCGCGTCGCCTAAACCGAGGTTTTTGAGAACGTCAGCAACCAGCCCGGCGTCTTTGATTTCTGCCAGGGCGCCTGCGATCTGCAGGTACTGGCTGTGTGGGTTTTTAGCATCGGTGTGCATTTTCATTACGCTGTCAGCGTAGGCTTTCACCTCGATCACAGCATCATCCACATACTTCCGCGTTGCCAGCACCACGGATGGGTCAATTTTCAGGGTGATGGCGTCAGTGCTGTTAACGATCAGGATCATGCGCACGGTCTGCGTGCGCCCGCTGCCTTCCTGCAGCGCGGGCTTGTACGTTTCCGGCGTGTTACACACGGCAATCAGCGTGCCGTCTGCGTCAAACAGGCCCATTTCCCTGATCCAGAATCCGCCCTCATTCTCCGGGATCACCTGTTCGGCAATCACCTGGCTGGCGTTGGCCGGGTCAATGCTCAGCGTGTTAATGGCAGCACGTCGCCACTCGTTAACCAGCTTTGTCTGGCTGGCGTTCGGTGTCGGCAGCGTGCCGCCGCCGTCACCCACGGCCATCTGCGTGATGTTCAGTTTATTGCCAAGCGCGGCAGCGTTGGCAATCTTCGCCGCACCCTGGCTGGTTACAATGGCATAGTATTTTTGTGTCATGGTCCCACTTCCATCATGTCAATAACGTGAACCGCCGCGCCGCCATAAAGTGCGCCGCTGACGGAAATAATTTCCGGGGTATACGGGTAAACGGTCAGGTCATCACCGTCATAGCTGGCTGCCGCTATCCGCGTTTCGCCACTGACCTGCAGGTTGATAGACATCCCCAGCAGGTGGCGGCTGCAGGGCTTCGCATCGCTGATCAGGCGTTCCAGTTCCTGATAGGTTTCTTCAGTTATGCCCTGGTCCTGCACGCCGATGTCCAGCCGGAACGTGCCGGGTGCTTCATCGTTTTTCCACCACTCAACAACCCGGATCAGAAACCCGAACGGCTCCACCACGCGGCGGATGGCGCTGATGGTGCCTTTGTGCTGATGGATGTAAAACGCATCGCTGACCACCTGCCGCTTGACGCTTTCCGCCCAGCTTTCGTCCCAGCGGTCCACCGAAAAGGCCCAGGCCAGATAGGGCAGAAAATTCACCGGGCAGGTGGCCGGATTCCATAAATCCCGCAGCGGCACGCTCAGCCCGGAAATGCCGCTGCACGCTTCCGCCAGGCGGCGTTCCAGCGCAGACGAACCGGGCGGCATCAGGCTGTTGTTGCTCATGTCACCCCCTGATCATTTGCCACGGAAATGTCCGTGCCAGTGCAGTAGCCCGCCGCCGTCCGGTCCATAATGATGTCTGTCGCCGGTTCGGTGATTTCCACCCAGTCCACACCGGCCACGCGCATCATCGCCCCGTAAGACTCACGCCGCACGCTGCGCCCCAGCTTTTTCTGCTCGACAAGGTAAGCCGCCAGCGCCGCGTTTGCGGCCTCAAGACAGGGACCGGCGGCCACGCCGTCAAACAGATGCAGCCTGGCCTTTACGCTGTAGCTGTGAATCTTCGCCCCCTGAACCGTCACGCGGTCCGCCACCGGGCGCACGCTTTCGGCACTCAGCGAGGCGTTCACTGTAGCCAGCAGATCATCAGCTGCCGTGCCGTCGCCCTCACGGCTCAGGACGGTGATCAGCACCGTTGCCGGTGACGGGCTGGTAGCAGACACGTCCTGCACGCGGCCATCGGCGCTTTTCGCGTGAAACTCATATGCGCCCGTCGGTCCGGCCACGCTCAGGCCCTCAAACGCCTCCGGCACGCGCACGCGCAGCGCGTCGTCTGATTCCTTCACCGCATCCACCGGCGGCACCGCGTCAGGATTGGCAGGCGTAATGGTCAGCCGCTTCACGTTGTTACGGGCGGCCAGCTGGTCCAGATCGCTGCCGATGGCATAGGCCACCATTACCGCCTGCGCCGCCTCGTTAATACGCTGGCGCAGCAGGACTTCCCGGTAGGTGTTCTCCTGCAGGTTTTTAACAATCGGTTCAGACTCCAGCGCCAGCACGCGGCGCATGGCGGCCTGCTCATCCGCCGGATAAAGCGCAATCAGCGCCTCTTTACGCTCTGCCAGCAGCGTTTCAAAGTCCGGCACCTCAATAACCTGCGGCGCGGGCAGCTGGGAAAGGTCAATTACTGCCACTGCTCACCCCCGTTGAAACAGACATAGCAACCGGCGAGCCGTCAGCGCGCTGGCCGGTCAGATCAACCTGCATAGAGCCGTCCGCATTGCGCGTGATGTTTACCGAGGCCAGCCGGATGCGTGGCTCCCAGCGGCTCAGTGCGGTATAGGTGGCAGCCATTACCTGCAGTTTGGTGGCATCGTTCTGCGGCCAGTCAATCATCGCAGACAACATCGAACCGTAATCACGCCGGGCAAGGCGGCTGCCTTCCGGGGTGATCAGGATGTCGCGTATGCTCTGCCGTATGTGCTCGATGTCGGTAATGGCTTTGCCGGTGTCGCGGTTCATGCCGAGATACATCATTGCGGGCCTCCTGACATATCGGTGCCGCTCTTCACTTTGTCGTGTAAGTGCTTATCTGCGATCACGCCGTTAGAACTCATTGAGCCGCCGCCGTGGGTCACATCACCGTTCATCGTGGTGTCACTATTGATCCGCGTCTGGCTGGCTTCTATCCCCAGCGCGTCGGTTATCAGCTGAATGCCGTCCGTCGCCTCGATGCGCACGCTTTTAATATTTTTTATCAGCAGCTGGCCGCTTTCAGGCTCGTATTGAAACCAGCCGCCGTCCTTAAACACGGTGGTGGTGCCGTCTTCTGAATAGTCGGGCGGCGGGAAGGCTTCGGAATAAATGGCGGGCAGCGCAAAGGCGGTTTCAAGATTGCCGCCCAGGCTCAGCAGCACAACCTGCTCCCCGACGGTGGGCTGCCACCATGTGCGGGTGCTACCGGCGCGCAGGGTGAGCCAGTTAATCCAGTTGGTTTCAAGGTCGCCCGTTTTCACCCGGCACAGCCAGTTCACCGGGTCCACTTCGGACACGGTGCCGGTGCGGATCAGGTTGGTGATAAGGCGCATGATTTCGGTAAGTTTTTCGTTCATAGAAGGAGAGTGTCATTTACCCCCGAAAGGGGCACTCAAAAATCATTGTCTGGTTGGTGATACAATAGGCGTTCCAAACACACGGAGATTATCGACATGCCTACATATCGTATTGATGTTCCCTACGAAGGTCGTCCCATCTTGTTGCAAGATGGGAATATTTCCTCAGATGTGATTTTTAAATTTGATAACTGTGGCGTGCAAGTGTTCAATGAGATTGCTAATCATGGAATAAGAGCATTGAATAATAACCCTGACCTTGCTCACTTGCTCAACGCCATAGAAGGGAAATCACTTAAGGCAATCCATCCTAATTATTATCCTAATCAGCATTTCCTTATCTTTGGTTAATTACATTGCTGGCTCACTTCGTGAGCCAGCTCAATAAAGTTTCCCGCACCGTGTTTTCCACATCGCCATTCATACCCAGCAGTGGACGTTCAGCATATTTCACCATCGTGCCGCGTCGGTTTACCCGGTCACGCAGGCCGTAGTGATGGACGCGGGCCAGTTTCTGCACCGCCGGAACAAAGGCAACTTCTGCAGCGTCTGCGCTCGCCTGCGCCTTGAGGTATTTAGCCGTTTTCATTTTTGCGAACATGCCGCGACGGATGCGCCCCTTTTTGCTGCGGGCGGTGACGCGGCGCGGTTCCCATGCGGTGCCGTCCGGGGAACGCTGCGCGGTGATGTTTGCCTGCTGAATCCGGCGCACGTCGCGCGCCACCTCGCGCAGCATCTTTTTCCGTGCCGCCGGTTCCAGCTGCGACAGCAGCGCCGCCAGCCAGGCATCCACTTCATGCAGTTCAGCCACGTTTCACCGTCCAGATTTCCTCCGGCACGTCCGGTTCCGGCACCGCCTCAACGCTGGTTTTACCGTCCACCGTGGTTGCCACAATGCGCTCTGTCAGCTTCAGATCCATGCTGATGTCACAGCGGTCGTTTGCCAGAATATCCACCTCAAACGAAAACAGCTTTTCGCGGGCCTCACTGTTCTGCAGCGCGTCGGGCTGGTTTTCCCGCAGCCACAAAAGCACCGGGGCCATCAGCAGATTCTGATCGCCGGTGAAGTCGGTGATCACCACGTTCAGCGTGTAGCGATATTCCCACGACAGGGACGGGGCAGACGTGGCAACCACCTGCCCGCTGTCCACGAACAGGTGCAGGCGGTCCGGGTTGTCGGCCACATAAGGGACCGACTTATTCAGGGCGCTGCGTAAGGACTGCGGCTTGTTCATCGTCTTTTTCCTGACAGCTGATGATGGTATCAACCTTACCGGCACACGCCGCCCAGGCGGCCTCCGTTTCGTCCAACTGGGCCAGAAGGTCGCCGTTAGTGCGCGGTGCTGCCGGGTCCAGCTGGCAGCGGGTGATTTTCGGACAGCCACTCACGGTAAGATTCACCTCCTGAGAGGGCCGGTCGCTGGCGCAGCCGGACAACAGGATCAGGCAGAGCGGCATCAGCCCAGCGGCGCAGGTCTTCATTTTCACGTTTTAGCTCCTCAATCTTTCGCTGCCGGTCGCGCAGCAGCTGGCCATTGCGTTCGGCGGCGGCGTAAAGCTGCGTCTGCGCCTGGCTGCTGGTCTGCGCCAGAATGTTAAGGGCGATCAGCTGGCTGTTTTTCTGGCTCAGCTTTTTGCCCTGGCCCGCAATGGTGGTCTGCTGCGCATCGATCCTGCCGTGGGCGCTGCTCAGCCGGTATGACTGCACGCCGGTGACAAGCAGCAGGATCAGCACGATAACTGCCAGTGCGCGCGTCATGCCGCCGCCCGCTCAAGCTCGGACCTGATCATGAGCCGATAAAACACCGCATGAAGACCGACAAATGCCGCCAGCTTCCAGCCCGCGTTCCACATCACCACGGCGATAAATACGCGGTGATACCATCTGAGCGGCACGCGGTCAGCCAGCTGCGCAAACCGCAGCAGCCAGGCAAATACCTGCTTTCGGTCGCTGCCGGTCAGGGTGCAGGCGTACAGGCCGGAAAAACCGATAACGGCCCATGCGAAGAAGTCAGCCCACAGCAGGGCCGCCAGCGGATAGCCCGCAAAGCTGCCGTGACTGATACTGACCAGCGTCAGCAGGACGGTGAGTAACGCCGTAAACCACCATTTTTTAATCATCTGCATTTCAGACTCCTTTAAGGCACCAGGCCAGTTCACGTCCGCGCCGGTTATCCAGCCCCTGATTAAAGACGCCGTTCACGTACACCCAGCGCGGCAGCTGATAACACGCCTCGCGCCATTTACCTTTTTTCAGCAGCGCCACCATTGTTGAACCGCACGCGTTGCCGGTTCCCACGTTGAACGCCAGCGACACCAGCGCGTCATAAACCTGCTGCGGCATGGAAACCGCCACGCAGCGCGCCAGTGCCGCTTCAGTGCGCAACACGTTGGTGATGAAATTCCCCGCCGCCTGCCGCTCCGTGATGGATTTACCTGGCACCACGCCGGACGTGTTGCCGATCCCGTCGGTCCACTTTCCCGCGCTGCACTGGTACGGCTGCAGGCGGCAGCCCTCATAATCGGCAATCAGCCGCAGCCCCTCCACCGAGGTGTGCAGCTGCTGAAAGCCGGGCATCGTGGCGGCCAGCGCCAGCACCACGCCCACGGCGCAGCGTTTAACGGTCTGCAGATTCATACTCCCCCCGCGTAATGCGCCCGCTTGCCAGCAGCTGGTAGGTTTTGTGTTTGTAGTACCAGCTGATTAGCGCCATCAGCAGGCCGATTAACACACCGGCCACGGTGGACACGTCTTTCAGGTCCATGCCGCCCAGCCACGCCATCACCACCGCAATACACCAGGTCACAAAGGTGCTGATTTTTTCCCACATGATTCAGTCCCAAAGCTGGACGGCCTGCACGGTGGCCGTCGCTGTCACGTCTGGCAGCTCCACTTCCAGCCCGTGCGGTAAGAGGGGACCGTGCTCCGCCAGCCCCGGATTTGCCTGCAGCACCTGTTCCGTCATGCCCTGTGTGCGCCCGTAGTGACGCCAGCAGAGTGCGTCCACCGTGTCATACTGCTGCGCACGCACCTTCATCAGATAAGCTCCACGGTGCAGTGCGGCATGTCCTGCACGCGGCTGACGGCCCAGCGCGCATCGCGCCAGAGATCGCCGCTGGCATCATTCAGTTCTTCGCCGCGCTTCGCTGCGGCAGCAGTGGCGTCAAAATCCTGATAACGCTCGTTCAGCACCGCTCGGGTCCAGCACCACACCGCATTTTCATAGTGATGCAGCCGCACGCTCACACCGGCCAGACGCTCCGCCGGAACGTCGGCCAGACTGTTACGCCCGGCCAGCTCCTGCCGCTCACGCCACGCATAAAGCTCCGCGTTAACCTCCGCCATCGCGGTCAGTACCACCTGCCGCAGACGCTCCGGCGTCACGGTGCCGTCAACGCGCATGACGCTGCGGAACTTCGCCAGATCAACGTCGGGCCAGAATGAGTTGTTGGGGATAATGTCCGGCGTTCCCGTCGCCTTCTGTGGCGCGATAAATTCCATCGTTCTGTTACTCCTGAATAGGTGGGCGGTGGACGGGGTTTTGATGCGGCGCTGCCTGTCGCCACCCCATGCCGCCCCGCGCGTGGGCACGTCCGGTTATCAGCTGGCGTTACGGATCTTCCGCTCCAGCTGCTCAATGTCTTTTTTAACGCCGCACTTCTCGTCCAGCTGCAGGGCGTGCTTCAGATGGTTCAGCGCGGACGCCGGGCTGCTTTCCGTCAGCACCCAGCCGATGGACTTGTGCAGGCGGGCACGTGACTGATCGGGCATGTCGTGTGCGTCCACAACCTCCAGCGCCTCCAGCAGCAGGGCCGCATCAAACGGCGTCTTCGCCAGCACGGCGGCCTTTGCCGCGTCGGCAATTTCTTCAGCCAGCACCGTTGCGGTGGTGCGGTGTCCCAGCGGCATCGACCAGCCGTGCTTGAGCGCATGGCGGCCAATCGCGAGCGCACCGGCATAGTCACCGGCGTCAACGCGCCAGAGCATCACGTACATCAGCACGTCGTCCTGCTGCGCGCCGTCAGCACTCAGCACGCCCTCAGCCCAGGCGGCGTACTTCGGCAGCACCTCCACCTTGATTTCGGCCTTACGGACGTTGGACTGAATGCCCTTGAGGCGGCGGCGGTCTTCGTTCAGCTGGAGCAGCATCAGGTCATAGCCCTTTGTGCTGCGGCCACTGCCGCCCGACCGGGCGGCCTCCTGAGCCTGAATAAAGCGCGTGTGCGCGCGGAAAGGGTTAGTCACGGGTTACGCTCCGCCTTTGCTGCCGTCACCGGCATCACTGGTCTGCGTGGTGTCCGCGCTGGCGGCTGAACTGCCGTCCCCGGTCATGGACTTAACCACGCTGGCCGCCACGGCGGCGATGCGTGCGATTTCCGCGTCGCTCATCTCACCCGGCGCTTTTTCCGGTTCCTGCTCCAGCAGCTCGATGTTTTCCACCAGGCAGGTGCAGTCGTAGTCCTCGACCACGTAAGCCTCGTTAACCGACTCAAGGTTTTCGATGCGATCACGTTTCGGGTTGTCGATGATGGAACGGCGGCGCGTCTCTTCCTGCCAGTAAATGGACAGGTTATCCAGACGGGTGATCAGCAGCGCATTGGCCGGGAAGTACGGCGCGCGCACCGCCTGCAGGCCACCGATGCGTTTCTGGCTGATGATCAGATCAGCGGCCAGTGCTTCGGTGTTGGGCTGGCTCTGATTGACCAGAGGGAAATACTTGTCAGCCAGCAGCTGGCGTCCGCAGATCACCACCAGTTCGGTGTCATCCTGGTACTGCACGCCGATTTTTTCTGACACTGCGCCCATCACCACCGCGTCCAGGTTACGGAACAGGCCGCCGATCCCGACGGTGATTTTGTCCGACACCACTTTGCCGTCTTCACCGATATGCTGGCCCAGCACCTGCGCCGGTTTTTCCTGGCGGATTTTTTCCAGCCAGCCGATATTCACATCCTGCAGCAGCGGGTTCTGCACGCGGTTGGAGGTTTTCTCACGCTTCAGGCCGTTGAAGCCGATCATGATGCGGTCCAGCGCCTGACGCTTCACGATAGCGTCACGGATGCGGGTCTGGAAATCACTGAACTTCGCCCACATGTCCAGCTTTGAATAAGGCAGCGCTGTGTCAAAGTTGGTCTGCGTGCATTTGTAGCCGTCGCCGTCGATGTAAGTCGGATCGGTAGGCTCGCGCTCTTTCTGGGTGGTGTCGGTGGTGCCCGCAATGGTGGTGCCGATCCCCAGCCCCAGCCGTTCACCGCTCTGCTCACTGACCGGCATGATGTTGATGGCCTGCAGGAACGCGGACGACTCCTGAATTTTGCTTTCCAGCGTCTGCGACACGGACGGCTCAATGGTGAATTTGCTGTTCAGCGCGGACAGGT